TTTTTTATATACTTTAACGCTTTTGTTAAACCCTCTACATCATCACCAAGTAGTCCGATTGCTAAATTACAGTGATGACATAACCAGCCTCTAAAAGTTTCTGTTTCATAACAATGATCTAAGACAGTTTTTATATCTTGTTTATTACATATAGCACAGTATGTTGTCTGAGGAGGTGCAGTTTTTCTAATTTTGTCTACCACCTTACCATGAGATTTTTGACATTCTTTACATGAGGTACTTCTGCTTTGTCTATGATCCCCTGTTGCCCTTCTATATAATCGAAACATCATTATGGGTTTTTCTTTTTTACAATGTCTACATACTATATTATCCTTTTCTTTTTTTACCTCAATTTTAAATAAACTGAGTTGTTCAAACATTAAGGCTCTCCTGCTCCATCCAGTTTTTTCCGATAGACATTTCAACTTCCAAAGGAATAAATTTATCTAAACCGAATCGCTTCTCAGCCTCATCTTGTGCTTTGACTAAACATATACTGGCAACCTGTTTGACTTCTTCAATCTCATCAGGATGACAATCTACTACAACAGAGTCATGTACAGTGTTGATAACTAAGCTTTTTAAGTTTCGTTCCCTTAGTTGTTTGTGTAGCATGATTACACCAAGAGGAACTATATCAGCAGTAGCTACCGACTGAACAGGGTAATTGACTATCTGTGTCTTAACAGATGCTTTCCCTTGCTTAGTACGATATACATTAGGGAACTTAAACTGCCTACCTGTAGCAGTAGTAATAGTTTCATTTTGAATAGCTTCATCTTGCAATCTTTCATGCCAGTTGAATACTCCTGAGTATTTTCCAAAGAACTCTTGAAAGTATACTCTTTGGGCGAACGTACCCTGCGTTCCTCCGTAAAGAGGTCTGAACGTAGATGCCTTGGCAGACCCTCTATCTGTTGGTTCACCGTTTTCGGTGAGTACTTTTGCCGTGTAAGAATGGACATCGAACCCCTCCTCTACTTCCTTTTTAATTGTCTCATCCTTGGCTAGGATACCTGCTACCCTAAACTCTAGCTGAGAATAATCTACTTCAAGCAACTGTCCATCCTCAAACCTACTCACAAACGCTTTTCTAACAGGAAACAACTTTCCTTTAGGCATATTCTGTAAATTAGGGTTACTACTACTCAACCTACCTGTAGCAGTAGTACACTGATTAAAGTTAGCATGAAGTATATTATCTGTACTATTAACCATGTTCTTGAATATTCCTTCTATAAAAGAACTTCTGTATGTATCAATAGCAGATAATCTTATTAAAGAGTTCAGAAACTTCTTGACTTCTGGATTACTCTGTCCTCTCTCTAGTTCTACAAGTGTGTGCTTGTCTGTTTTAAATCCACCAGAAGCAGACAATGCTATTACAGGATTAATCTTTAGCCCTGCAATCTCACTTAGATCTTTGTAAACAAAACCAGTAGCATTACATTCTACACACTTAGTTATATTCTTGTACGGTGTACCATCTTTCTTGTACTTCTGTACACCTCCAGTGCCTCGGCAGAACAGGCATCGTTTAGCTTGGGTCTTTAGTGTTGGGGTAAAACATTCATCAATACACTTGACAAACCCTGACTCCATCATCTTAGGTCTACGCTTTGGTTTACCTCTAGCATCAACACCAATGTTCATAACGTCACGCCAAGTCTTCTTGTTTGTTAGCTTGTATGAATAGATAACCTGAGACAGTTGTTCTGGTGAGCTAAGATTGATTGGTGTATCACCTACCAGTTTCTTAACTGTACTATTAAGATACTCAGTCAACTCTGCTTGTTCTATTTGATAATCATGGTCAACCTTGTGCATAACATTAGTATCAATAGCCATACCTGATCGTTCTATGTCAGTGAGAACATCACAGAACTCACACATAAGATCTCGTATTGGTATCAAAGACATATTTTCTTTGCGTTTAAACTTCTTCTCCTGCTTTTCAAATAACTCAGCAGTAGCCATAACGTCATGATATAGATACTTTAGCTGATCTTCCTCAGACATATCACTGTAATTCAAACCTTCTTTGAATGCATCAGCAAGAGAGGCTTGTTTACGAGTAAGATCATACGCCTCTGCTAGTGCTTTTAAACCTAGCTTACCTCTTACTCCTTTGTTAAGTATGTACTCATTAATCATAGTATCAATAATCTTTGATCTGCAATTTATTCCTGCTTCACGCAACCAAGCTACATCAAACTTAGCATTGTGCATTACAATATAAGTAGCTTCATTTATAATTTTTTTTAACTCTGGAATATAGTGATCATCTGATGGAAACTTTTTGATATATACAGAGCCATCACTATTCCATATAGGTGAACCATCTAATGATCTATAGGTATATCCTATAGCTACTAGAGTATTATCCTTGTTGTATGGTGAGGGGTCTTTACGATCTTCACCCAAGTCAACTTCAAGGTCTATAACTAACGCATAATTTATATTATTTCCAAACGGCATCTCATTCTCCTGCAAATAGCATTATTAAAACTGTTATAAAACATATTCCTATTATGTATGAGTGACTAAGTAATTCCATTTAATACCCTCACTTATAAAATATATGATCATCAATCTGTCTTACTCTTATCTTATATTTAGACCACCAAGGTTTTACTTTTACGCTATGGTAGTATATAGATCCTTTTACCACATCTTTCAGTCCATGTAAAGTCTTTTCTGCAACATCTACTGAATTTAAATAAGAAATCATATCTCTAGGTTTGTCACTCAATCCATCACAGTACCAACTAAACTGACAACGATGTCGAATGGGAAAGTTCATAGACCATGAGTATGTTGGACCCTGCATCACCACCTCACAGATACTGTTAGGATATTTATCACTCTTTACTCTTTCCAGTACAACTTGAGCAACGGCAATCTGACCTTCAATAGATTGATCTCTAGCTTCATGATATATATTAAGTGCTAAACAAGCTAATCCTTCAAGCATATTATACCTCCTATGTATTGTATCCCCCCGAAGGGGAATACTTCAATATCATATAATAATCAGTTTGTCAAGTTCTTTTTTAGATTCCTCCACATTTTCTTGAAAGGGATTTAACTTCCAACAATCACAATCAAGGCAGATTATGTCAGGATCAGGGTGAAGACAACTCTTCATGTCATTGAAGGTTGCATGAGGATATCCAGTTTTAATCGACATATCTAGATACCTCTGGCTTGATTACAGTAGTGCAAGTACCATGCTTACCACCTAACTTATTTTTACTGACATAGATATGTCTGAGCCAGTTGTCTGAACCACCTTCCTCAGTCTCTTTACCTATACCAATAATAAGATCTGCTTCGGCAGCTTTACCTACCCTTGCTCCTGCCATCTGGGTGAAGCGTAGCACAGTTCTACCATCTGCCTCAGCATTAGCCTGAGACACACCAATGATTGCACACTGATGCTTCTTAGATAACGTCCTAGCAGTACGATAGATCTCGCCCAAGCGTATGTCATCCCTAGCATGATTGCCTCCCACTTGCATCTTGTCTAACTGATCCACACCTAATACATCAGGCTTGTGCTTTGCTAACAACTGATCCAGTTCCTCCATCGAGGACACCTCATCAGTATTCAAGAACACACACTGACTAGAATATACATCCCATTGATTGTGTGCTTTAATAGTATCATTAGCAATCTGTTTATCAGTCATGCCAGTGAAAGAACTAACTGCTCTGAGTGCAGTACGTTCGACAGGCTCCTCATTACCTAGTATCATTACCTTTGCACCTTGGTTCAAGAAACCATCTGGCCCAAACAAGGTAGATATTAGGAACGCAGTCTTGCCAGTTTCGACAAGAGCAAAGACAGCAGAGAATGTAGATGGCCCAATGCCTGTGCATATATCTCTGAGTCCTTTGAGGTTCCATTTGTATTTGGATACATCTTTTGTAGAGTGCAGTAAAGATGCGACATCATGTTTTATCTCCTGTATAGTTTCTTTGGGCATAAAGTTTTGTTCATACTTACCCAATAATTCATTGACCTTACTAAGATCATTTACTTTATTATCCATCATCTTGATACCAAGATCAGCTAACTGTCTACCAAAGTAAACTTTAAACTGATCTTTGAGAACATCTTCTGCAACATCCTCACCAATATCATTTGACAGTGTTCTAGTCAGCATCATCATAGCTTGTTTCTGACTAGTAGTCATAGTCCTAAACTCACTAAACAATACCTGTTCTACCTCGGCAGGAGTCAAGTCACGCCCATATCTTGCATGACCTAACTCAATGCTACGCCAGATCTTCTTGGCTTCATTCTCAAAGAAGTCCATTGCGATCAAGTGTCTGTTCTTCTCATAGAATTTATGAGATAGAAATAGTCCTAATAAATCATTAGACATATTCGTTTGTATCCTTTCTTTGTGCAACACATATTGTATCATTATGCGCTCCACCATGAGTTACCATTAATATTTCTTCATACTTACCAAACTTCTTACCAACTCCCATAGAGTTCCATCCGAATGATAACACAATACCATCAGGTTTGACAAGAGGTCTAATACGATCTTTTATTTTAGTATAGAAACTACTCTGTGTATCTTGTTGCGTAGTCTTTATACCACTAGCACTGTAGCACTCACTAATCTGTCTTGGACTGTATGGTGGATCATATAACACAACGTCAGCTTGTACTCCATCATCCAACAACATATCCAGAAAATCATCAGCTTTCATATGATAATGAGCATCTGTAATAGTATTTATATCATTAGTTATTGTACCATACTTACTATCTCTAGCAAAAGGATCTATAACAACTGGATTATTTCTGTCTTCAGCGGAATAGGCTACACCAATCCAGTGTTCAACAAACTCTTTAACAGGTTTCATGCTAAAGGTTTGACTGTTAGGCATGGAAAAAGCTCTATTGTACATAGTCATTCTAATACTCCTTCTGGTTTTTCTTTAGGGTCAACGTCAAGTAATCTTACTTCAGCTTTGGTAAATTGTCCAATTCTATTCTTCATTTGTATTGCCTTGGCAGATGCATCTCTATCCAGACATACTATAACATAGGGATAGTTTACCACAATGTCAAGTAGCTGATCAGATAAATTTGTACCTAACAATGCGAGTCCAGTACCGTACTGTGATACAGCTACGGCAGACGCACAGTCTTCTACAACATAACAGATGTCACTATTACCACAAATAAACGGTAGTCCAGAGTTACCATACCTATGCCACTTTGGATAGTTTCTATTGTTACTATACTTTGACAAAGATCTACCAACTGCATCGACTACCTTATTCCTCCAAACAGTAGGAACATCAAAGTTAGATGGTTGCACCATAAAGATTGGGAATACTGCTCTGTCTAACTTAACATCATAATATAACTGTACTTTACTAGTATCAATATTATTTTGCAAACAATACTTTACCATTTTGTTTGGGAAATATACAGAAAAATGATCTGGTATCTCAAACTTATACTTATTTGTTTCGGCAGGTATGAT